GAGGGATTCCAGATTGGCGCAGGGCAGCAGACTAATGGACAGCAGTCTTCTGCAGGTAGCAATGTAAATGTTCCTACAAAGAGATGGAATAGATTCAATTAAGAAAGGTTAAAAAGGTAAAATAATATGCCAAATTTAAATTATGCAGAACAGTGGGGTCCTGAATTATTAGCAATTCTTATTCAGGGCACACTTACATCACCATTTATCACAAACAATGTCAGATGGTTAGATGCCAAAACCTTCCATTTTACACAGATGAGTGTAAGTGGTTATAAGAACCATAAGAGATCAGGTGGATGGAACACAGGAGAATATAACCAGAAAGATGTTCCTTACACAGTAACACATGACAGAGATGTACAGTTTATGGTTGATAAGGCAGATGTTGATGAAACAAATCAGACAGCATCTATTCAGAATATTTCACACATATTTGAACAGACACAGGTAGTACCAGAGACAGATGCATTATTTTTCAGTAAGGTAGCACAGGCTGCACAGAAGACAGAATTATATCATACTGAAACAGCTTCAACAGAATATACATCAGAGAATGTATTTGCTAAGCTTAAGCATATTCTGGCAGCAGGCAAGCTTAGAAGATATAAGGCAAATGGAAGTCTCATTATGTATGTATCTTCTGACATTATGGATAAGCTTGAGGTATCAAAGGAATTTACACGTAAGATTGAAATGACACAGATTGCAGAAGGTGGTCTTGGCATTGAAACACGTGTAACTGATATTGATGGCGTGACACTTATGGAAGTTGTGGATGATGAAAGATTCTATGACAGATTCGATTGGGATGTTGCAGAGGGCGGCTTTGCTCCGCTTAAGTCAAAGTATACCATAACAACTGATACAGATGTGGTAGAAGGAAAGACATACTACACTAAGAGCGACAGCGCTTATACAGTTGTGGCAAAGCCTACAAAGACTAATATAGCCACATATTATGAAAAGACTGTTCAGGGTTCACGCAAGATTAATGTACTTGTTGCATGTGGCCAGACATGTAAGACAGTACCTAAGATTTCATCTATTTATTTCTTTGCACCAGGAGCACATACAGAAGGAGACGGATATCTTTATCAGAATCGTCAGTTAAGTGATACATTTGTATTCCCTAATGGCAAGGATGGTAAGGTTGATTCTGTATTCGTTGATGTAGATCCTGCAGAAGAGATTGCAGAGTAAGCCTATGGTATATGCAAGTAAAGAACAGTACTTGAGTGAGCATAATCTTATCCCGGATGAACAGATAGAACGAAGATTAAAACAGGCGAGCCGGCATATCGACTCGCTTACTTTTAATCGTATAACATCAAGAGACTTTGATAATCTGACAGAGTTCCAGCAGGCAATAATCATAGATGTATGCTGCGATATGGCTGATTTTGAGTATGAGAATGAAGACATGATTAATTGTGTCTTACAGAATTATGCTGTAAATGGAGTATCTATGCAGTTTGGCAGCAGTTGGAATGTTCTTGTGCAGAATGGAATTGCTGTAAAGCGTGATACATACCGGGTGCTTTGCCAGACAGGCTTGTGCTGCTTAAGTCTGGGGGTGTGAGTATGAGATACCCTTGCTTGATATTAAAGAGCATGTGTAAGACAGAAATACATGTAGAGATAGAGCAGGAAGGCAGGAATGTCTATGGAGAGCCTCTTGAGCCTGTTATATGGGATGGCTTATGTAACTATCAGGACAGCGGTAAGACAGAATTAACAGCAGAAAAGGTGCTTATACAACTTGAAGGATGTGCTTTGATACCTGGAGATATTGCACCGGAGCTTCCTGTTATTACAAAAGGTGATATAAAGGTGTTCGGTGTAACAAGGCATATATACAAGGGTACGAAGTGTCGTAATCCGGATGGTACAGTTAATTATGTAAGATTGGATGTGATGTAATGGCAAAGAATGTTAAGTCAACAGTTAAGCTTAATATGCCTATGGTAAGGAAGCTTACGGCAGCAGCACAGGTGTCATTAGTACAGACAGCAGAAGCAATACATACGAATGTAGTTCAAAGTCAGGTAATGCCTAGAGATACAGGTACATTACAGAATGAGAGCACATTTGTATACACACAGGATATTGCTAATGGCAAGGTAGAACTTATATCAAGTACACCATATGTAAGAAGGCTATATTATCATCCGGAATATAACTTCCATCAATCGCCTTGGGTAGACGATAAAGGCAAAAGGCATGAGGGTAATGCCAATGCTAAGGGCAGGTGGCTTGATGATTATCTTAAGGGTGGTAAGAAGAGAAACTTTGCTAAGGATACATTTTCAAAGCTGTATAAAAAGAATGCGGGGTTATGATGTTAGGAATAGGTGATGTAAGAGATTATATAGCAGGTCTTGGTATTGCAGACAATACTAACGTGTATTGCGGAAAATTAGACGACAAAAAGAATAAGAGCATAGGTGTTTACAATAATAACAAGCAAAGACCTGTGCAGATGGCGGTAGGCGGCTTAAATAACAGCTCTTATCGTGTTAAGTCTGTAAGTATATTGGTTCATTGGAACACGAGTGTAAGAGATACAGAGAAGACCGCAGAACAGCTCTACAATATGCTTAGGGATATGAACCATATCACAATCAACGATACTAAGGTGTTCTTCACTAAAATGCTGGTTGATGAGCCTGTTGATGTAGGGACAGATGATAAAGGTATCTTTGAGAGTGTAATAGAATTAGATATTTATTATGAAAGGTAGGTAAAAGTATGGCACAGAATACTAAATTAGCCGGATATAATGCAGGAGCAACACCACTTACTGGTGTTAATCCTGTGCATACAATTCAGTTCGGTGTATGTATAACAGGAAGAAAGAGCACAGATACACCGGAAACAGTAGAAACAAAGGTTGTAAAGGATGCAGAGAGTTTAAGCATATCTGTAGATGGAACAATTGAAGAATGGAATCCAATGGACCAGGAAGGTTGGACAAGAAGACTTACAACAGGCAAATCACTTGGTATGACTATGGGCGGCAAGCGCAATTATGGTGATGAAGGTAATGATTATATTGCAAGTCTGGCTTTAAAGACAGGACAGGAATGTAATACATGGGTATCGGTTATCTTTCCTAATCTTGACCAGCTTCTTATACCGGCGGTTATCAACGTAACATCTCTTGGTGGAGATTCAACAAGCATTGATGCACTTGAATGGGAAGCACAGTCAGACGGAAAACCAACATATATAGAATATAATCCGGAATAAGGAAAGTGAGGATTTGAACAATGGCAAAAACAGATTTTAAAGTAATAGACATATCTATGAAGATTACTAACCAGTTACCTATGATTCGTATTACAGATGATTTAGTTGTAACTGTTAATAACAGAAAGAACACAATTCTTAATGTGCAGGCTATGGCTACTGAGGCTGAAAAGAAGAAAGATAATGACAACGAAATGGAATTTATGACAAAGGCTCTTGAAATGCTTATTGGCAAAGAGTCAGCAGATAAGATTGAGGCTATGGACTTACCGCTTCCGGAATATAAGGAAATGTATAATGCAATAATGGGCGTTGCTACAGGCACATATGGAGAGGAGAAGACACCCTCAAAGTGAGACGTACTATGACCTATGGGATGACTGGGAACTGATAGAGTCAAGCTTCCTGTCACAGTATGGTATAAGATTACGTGCAGATGATGATATGTCCTGGTCTGAATTCTGTTCTTTATTATCAGGAATAATGCCTGAAACACCACTTGGAAGAGTGGTAAGTATAAGGGCAGAGAAAGACATTAAAGTTATCAATAGCTTTACTAAGGAACAGAAAAAGATACATGATGACTGGCTTCTGAAGCGTAATAGGAAAATGGTGGGAACACCACAGTATATAGAATATTGGACACGATTACAAAGAGATTTTAAGGCTGCTTACTCAAAGAAGTAGGCAGTTTTTTTCGTGCCGGAAAGGAGGGAGAATGTCAGATACAGTAGGACAGATAGCTCTGGAGCTTGGCATAGACAGTTCACAGATAGTTAATCAGCTTACAGGAGCTTCTAATAAGGCAGCTAAGCAGGCAACAACTATCTTTTCTGGGCTTGGTAAGAAGATAGCTGCAGGACTAAGTATAGCAGCAGTTGCTAAGTTCACGAAAGACTGCATAGAAGTAGGTTCCAATGTAACAGAAGTGCAGAATGTTGTTGATACAGCATTTAAGGACTTAAGCTGGCAGGCAGACCAGTGGGCTTCCAATGCTATGACTAACTTTGGCTTATCGGAATTATCGGCTAAGAAGTACATGGGTGTGTTTGGCCAGATGAGTAATGCTATGGGTATCACAGGTAAAGCGGCATTTGATATGGCTGAGAATGTTACAGGATTAACCGGTGATGTTGCATCATTTTACAATCTTGGAACGGACGAGGCATATACAAAGCTGAAATCTATCTGGACTGGTGAGACTGAAACGCTCAAGGACTTGGGCGTGATTATGACTCAGACTAACTTAGACCAGTATGCACTTAATAACGGCTTCGGTAAAACTACAGCCAAGATGACAGAGCAGGAAAAAGTAATGCTGCGTTATCAGTACGTAACAAGTGCTTTATCCAATGCTACAGGAGATTTTGTTAAGACACAGGACTCCTGGGCGAACCAGACAAGAATACTTACATTAATGTTTCAGCAGTTAAAGGCTAGTCTTGGTAAAGGCTTCATAGCATTGTTTACACCTATTCTGCGTGGATTTAATAGTCTGCTTGCAGGATTGCAGAAAGTGGCAGATGGATTTGCCAGCTTTGTGCAGATGCTTACAGGTGCCGATATATCATCCTCTATGGGAAGTATAAGTGCTGATATAGCAGGCATAGGAGATGATGCTGGAGGTGCTGCAGATAATGTAAGTGGAATAGGAGATGCAGCTAAGAAGACAGCAAAGGATATTGAGAAGTCCCTTGCAGGATTTGACCAGATAAATAAGCTGACAGAGCCAACAGATGATAGTTCTGATTCAAGCAATAGTACAGGTGGAACATCTTCAGGAATCGGAAGCGTTGATCTTGTACCAGATGTGAGTGGAAGTACATCTAATGTTTCTAGTGCAATATCTGATATGGCAGATAAAGTCAAGAAAGCATTAGAGCCACTTAAAGCAATATCCTTTGATAATCTGATAATATCTCTTGATAACCTTAAGAGAGCTGCACAACCATTAACAGATAAGTTGTTCGCTGGATTGGAATGGGCTTATTACAATATATTTGTTCCTTTGGCTAAGTGGACTATAGAAGATTTGCTTCCGGCATTTCTTGATGTATTAGCAGGCTGTTTAGATGTACTGAATAGCGCGTTAGATGCATTGAAGCCATTGTGGATGTGGGCCTGGGATAATTTCCTTGAGCCTGTGGCGAGTTGGACTGGTGGAGTGATTGTTGATTTTCTGAAAGGATTGGCATCTGCATTAGATGGTATATCTGATTGGATAAAGGATAATCAAGGTCCATTTGATGCAATAGTGATAACAATAGGAGCATTTGCAGCAGCTTGGAAAGCGGTAGACTTAGCCGAGTTTCTTATGAATGCTGGCGGTGTTGTCGGATTGCTCAGTAAACTTAAGGATGCAACTTGGGGCTGTGTAACAGCTAAGATAGCAGATAAGCTTGAAACAGTTCAGCTTTGTGCTATGTATGCAAAAGATTTTATTGTAAATATGGCATTGGCAACAAAGGAATTAGTTTCTCAGGCCATACAATGGGGAATATCAACGGCATCTAAAGTAGCAGATACAGCAGCCACAGCA